TGCGGGTCCGTGGCTGCGCCGTGCTTCTTGCCGCCCTGGACGAAGCCCGTGAGCGGGGCCTGGGCCGCGGCCTTGCGCTGGGCGGCGAGGTGCTCCTCGTAGGTCATGCGGGGCATTCAGACCACCTCCTCGAGATAAGCCTGGCAGGTCACACACTGCCAGACATGGAGGCCGGCCTTGATGACATTGTGGCCGTAGTGCTTCTTGCTCCAGCGGTGGTATGTCTCCTCACCCTGGGGTGTATCCGGGTCATATTTCGTGGTGCGGGATTTAATCCGTCTCACCTCCCGAGCAACCCCGTGCTCGGGTGCGGGATTGGAGCCCTCGGACATTATCATTGCGGTCTCCATTCAGACCACCTTCATGAAGACGATGGTTTCCTTGAGCGCTGTCACGAAGGCCTTGACCGGCGCCCGGCGAATGCAGTGCGCGACCATGTCGCCGAAGACGGGCTTGCCGTTGACCTTCCCGACGGCGTAGGTGTGGTCTATCGGGCTCAGCGCCGGCGAGTACCACATCCAGCCGATGAACCGGCCGTCGTAACTCGACCAGGCGGCCATGTACTGGCCACCGAAGGCCTCGGCGGCGTAGATGTTCATGCCCTCGACCCTGGGGGCCTTGATCGGCTTGGCCCCGGTCGGGTAGACCTCCCGGCCGAAGACCCGCTTGTAGTTCTCGAAGACCCAGCCGATGAAGTCCAGCTGGGATCTCGGGGCGAGCTCCGGGTTGACGAGGAGCTCCTCTTCACCCTCAATCATCCCCCGGGTGATCTGGGTCGTCTCTGCTTTCGAAAAACCGTAGGCGCTGTTTCCTGGGGCGCTCGGCCCGTCCGTGTTCATCATTCTCTCGACCTCCGCATTCCAGAGCCCTTTCGGGCTCCGGTTGCATCCACATGGTTTTCTCAATATTAGTACCTTGTGGCCTACGGAGGGGGCGCTCTGTCGTGGTCTGTGTACCAATCTGTGAAAGAAATTATATATAATTGGAACCATCTTGTTCTTATGAAACGCATGGTGACGAAACGAGTGATAATGAGGACCTGGCCAAATAGTGATGGAAAAAAGAGCGTATCTGGGACAATACCTCAAGAGGCAGCGGCACCGCTCGGCATCGAGGCGGGAGATTCGGTCCTCTGGCAGATAGATTATAATCCAACACTCGTCACGGTTCGCAAGGCCACACCACAGGAGATCGCCGAGGCCGAAGCCAAGAAAAAGAAGAGGGAAAAATAATTTTGTTTTGACCAAGACCTGAAGAGTGAGTTCGCTCATCGTCCGAAGATAAGCTTTGCTGTTAATATTGCCAATAGGTTAAATCGTCCCCCGATGGTATTCGAAACCCGTTTTGATTGCGCCAGCCGACCTTTTTTGAGCTGGGGCCGGGGCCGGCCAGCGGGCAATATAGAATGACTATGAGTATACAATATGAGACGCACCGGATAAGTTCATACGGGTCAATCCTCCGAGACAAAAAGGTTTTAAGATGAGAGAATCATCACAGGCAATATGAAGAGAGAGACGATTGCCATCTTCTGGGCCATTGGAATTGGAATGCTTGTAATATCATTATTAATCCCATGGGCTTGGATCCGGGTTGAAGTTCCGGATGCTAATACAGACCTCACCAGCAATCTTGGATTAAACATTGACCTCTCGAAGGCCGAGCCAGCTTTTATCGCAACCGTGACCATTATTTATCTCGCGGTTCTAACAGGAATTATATCACTGATAGGAATAATCCTTTGGTCCAGAGATGGCAAAACACAGATAGGGGATTGGGGTATACTTACGATAATTTTAATTATCATTGCAGTAATAACTTTCAATGTCCATCATCCGATTTATAGTCATGAAGTCATGAATATCGGCAACTCCGTGATAGGTGAAATGGACATGTCAGTCACATGGTATCCCCATATCGGATTCTTTCTTGTAATATTTTCATTATTCATTTTAACAGTTACACAATATCTATTTCAGAAGGCATCGGCGGTCAAATATGTCAAATGTCCGAAATGCGGTAGACTTGAAGAGGTCAAGGAATCTAAGAGGCCTCTCGATATACCTTGCAGTGGATGTGGGGTAGTGTTGAGATTAAAATAATCTCTCGATTCTTGTCTCATAAAACATTTATATTCTTCCAAGTATATATTATTCCAGCTCGGCGGCGCTTCCCGCCGGGGAGGAAGGGCGCCCTTCCGGAGCCGGCCTTCCTCCCACCTATGGCTTTGTGACTTGGATGGCGACCGTCACACGCCGGCCGGGGAGAACCTCAGGCTGCTCGCCCCAAATGTCGCCGGCGCCGCTCACCTGGTTGATGCTCCAGGCTCCGACCTGGACCGGGTTCGTCCCGGCGTAATCATCCGCATACTTGAGCCCGATTTCCGTGATGGTCTGAGGCATGGCCCGAGCGAGCCCGATGTCGTTCCGGCGTATCTGCGCCTGGAGGACCACGAACCCGCTCGCCATCGTGAAAGCCTTGGCGCGGACCTCGGCGATTTTATAGCCACACGATCCGCCGCCCGGGGCGCCGGTCCCAATCTGTAGGAAATAGACTTTGGCCGGGAGATAAGTGTGAGCTCCGTATCGTTGCATGATGGGCATATCTGCCCTTACGCTCATGCCGGCGGTCCCGATGCTCTCAAGGCCCGAGGTCGGGCAATCGGTCACGCCGGCCGGCTGTTGCGGGCAAGAATTATGGCCGTCCTCTTTCTGGCGGTCGGCCGAGTATCTGAGCCGGCCGAACCCGCCGACGGTGCCATCGATGGTGCCTTTCAGTTTCCCGAGCGAACTGGAGTTATCCACCCCGGTAACCTTATCGAGCGACGGGGCGCGATAAGCGAAATCGGGGTTCAGGAACCCTATCTCCAATTTGGTCGGTTGCCCGATCCCCCCCGACCATCGGATGCCCTTGACGGCGAACACCCCGTCCACGCCCTTGCGGGAAATCTTGACATAGATGAGCTGGTTGGCGTCCCGGAGCGGACCCTGAGCCATGCTTTGGTCGATGTCCTCGACCGTGATGTCGCCGCCGGTCTGGACCGTGATGGCGGCACCGAGAAGGCTTTCGGCGGCGCCGGCCGGGGCGTTGAAGAACGAGCCCTTGCCGTCGAACACGAATGAACTCATAAGCTGGGTGCTCTTCCCGGTGCCGGCGACGGACCCGATTGCTGAGAGAATGTTCCCGCCCATGTCCTTGAACATCGCGCTCTCCACTTTCTTGACGAAATTCCTAAAGACCGAGCCGTCCACAATGCGGATAAAGGATTGGCTCGCCGGCGAGTCCCGGCCGTCGTAAAAGGTCCGGATGTCCCGCTGGGGCGCTGTATAAATCGCGGTCCATACCGGCGTTATTCCAAACCGGGCATCCCGGACTTCGAGCGTCACCGAGCCGGCGGCGCTCTTGTAGACCCGGGCGACCGCAGGGCAATTGTTCGCCAGGGTGTTGAGGGCATCGAGCCCGTTGGAATTTTCGAGCTGGATGCAATACTGTTTACTCGCCGGCTCGGTGACGCTGATGTCGAGCGTCGCATATAGATCGCTTGCGATGGCTTTAGCCCATTGCTGGAACACCGTCGCATAAGTGAGCTGGCCCTTCCAATAGGTCGCCCTGACGATCTTCTGGCCAGTGTAGAGGATGGGGACCTGGCCCTCACGGCGCCATGAGTATTGGCCTATCTGGTCCGCCGCCTGGAGCTGGCGCAGGATGAAATAGACCGTATGAGCTCCACTGACGGCATCGGCGACGGTGTACTCACCCTTTGTATAATCGAGGTCGATCCAATCCCCCTCGAAATCGAAACCATAGTACAGAGCGAACTTATTGGCGTTCACAGCATAGGCACCACCGTTGAGGTTATCCTTTCCGCGGCGGGCGAGCGGGAGCATATCCGAGGTGCCGGCGGCCCTGAACTCATACCAATTCTGAGGTCCCTGGGTCGGGACGCTCAGGACGATCCAATACATTGCTCCAGTCACGAGCTGGAGCATCGAGGGGTCACCGACGCCGCCGATGAAATCGAGCTCGACCCAGCTCTCGTTTCCTGCACCGACGCCCCAATTGCCGCGGGCGCTGTTTATCGTTGCCGCCACGGTCCCGGAGGGGACTCCGCCGTTGTCTGTCTGTATCTGGATGGTGAGGTCCGAGACATTGCCGCCGTTGTTCTGGTAGCCCTTGAGCCAGAGCTTTCGCATCTCGCCCGGGCGGGCGATGAATGACTGGGCCACATTGATGACGGTGCCGGCGATGTTCTGGACCCGCCAGACGGCCGGGGTCAGAGACGCCCAAACGCCCTCCTGGATCAGCAGGAGCCGGAGCCGTTCGAGCGGGACCTGGGGCGCAAGGTTGGCGTCGAGGTCCATGGTGAGGCGCTGGACATAGCCGTTGAGCGTGGTGAGCGTCACGGCGAGAAGCTCGTCCACGATGTGCGTATTTCCCCAGGCGGCGAATGGGATGGCCCGCTCGAACATGACCCCGAGGACGCCGACGCATTGGAGCGTTATCTCGTTCTTTCTGAGGGGCTTCTTGATGGCCCGGACATAGCCATAGAAGAAACTGTCGCCCCAGGTCGCCTCTCCGACGGCGCGCCTGTACCACTCGACCACCATATCCTCTGTGAGTGTCTCGGCGTCGGCGGTATCGGCGAGTGTGATTTCCATTTCGGGAATCTCATTGCGTCCATCGGTGACGCCCCAACCCTTGATATAGAGTTTATCGGTGAGGCTGGACTTGGCGCCGATCAGGAGCTTATTCTCGTATATGACCATCCGATCCACCATCCTTAGTTATACGGTGCCTCAATGATCTCGAACCTAACCTCATATGCGCCCTCGTAAAACGCGCGGCCGGGATTGATAAAATCATCATGCGCCCGGAGGTAGGATTTCCCGAAATGGCCTTCGTGCCAGGTGAACTTGACGAGCTCGCCGCCCTGGACGACTTTGAGGTCCATGAGTTCGGCGAGAAATCTGCGTTGGGCGAGTGGATGATCCCACACCGCGTGGTATCTGAGGACAGCCTGGACCGTGACGACCGAACTCTTGCGGTTGGTGACCTCGATATAAGACCCATCCGCTCCGAGAAATGAATCCTCGATTGTCTCAATCTCCCTATACTTAACCTGGCATTTCGTTGTTCGCCCCCTCAGAATGACATAATAGCTCGCCGAGTAAAGGGTCGGGAGAACATTGTCGAAGAAACCCCTGTTAGAGACTATGGTCCCGGTCGGCTTGATGTACCATATCTTGCTTTGCCAGGTCCCGATTATGGCGCGGGCGAGGTTGATGGTGCCGGCGACGATTTGCTCCTCGGGCTCTATCAAGGTTATGAAATTATAGAGGGCGTCCGTGAGCGTGAGGACCTCGCCGGCCGTCTTGCCGTGAAGCCTCGACAATGAGAACAGATAGGCATAAGTCGCCGTGATGGTTCCGCCGGCCGTTGGGACAGGATATGCTGACCCAAGAAGTGTCGGGAAATGAGCTGTGCCGCCGGCCATCGTATCCTCATAGTGAAGGACGCGGTAAGTGGCGCTCCCGACGAACTGGACCGAGGCGCCAGCGGCGAGCGTCCACCCGACGATCCCAGTCCTGGTCTGGCTGATGACTGTGATGTCAGCGGAGGCTCCGATGGCAGAGATAATGAGAACGCTGGTCCCGGTCAAGTCCATCGCCCAATACTTGCCGATGGAGCCGTTGATGGTTACGGTCCCGTTATTATTCCACCGGAGCGTTATATTCTTTCCGTCCTGAATGGTCACACCCATGCATGAGACCCCGGCGGTATTGAATATGAAAAGCCCATTGTTGTCGCCGCCAGACTGAGTGATATTGATGGTGTCGCCGGCGCCGATGGCATAGTCAGTCCAATTCTTCGTTCCTCCGTTCGGGATTATCACATTGACAACGGCCATGTATTCACCCCAATGAACCTTTCAGAGCGCCGACCACCTTGGCGGCGATGCGGTCCTCATCCGCGTGATAGATGTGCTGGATGATGTTGAACTGATTCCTGCCGGTCGAGCTGTCGGGAAATATTGAGCCGGCCCCGCTCTTGGGCGAGGACCCGAACTTGTCGGCGACGGCGCCGGCGGCGGCGTCGAGGTCGCCATTGTTCTCCCTCATTCCGTCGGCCATGCCCTTGACATAGGTCTTGGCGGCATCCTTGCCCCATTGGTCGATGTGCATGAGGGGGCCAGTTTTGGGGGGACTCCCGCCAGGCTCGAAATTCGCGGCGGCTTTTTTGGCGGCCGACGCGGCGTGAGCCTTGGCCTCATCGGAATCCATGCCCTCATCCAGACCCTTGCAGTATTCAATGGCGTATATCCGTCCATATTCTTTGGAAGTCGCCTTGAGGTCCTCAAGATCCTTTCCTTGAGGCATCCACCAGAAATCTTCGTTATGGGTCTGCTCCTCGTAATATTGGTGAGCGGCATCCTTGGAAAGTTGGGCCTGTTGGGCGATGGTCGTCTGGAGGTTCGAGGACTGGCCTTTCGAGATCTCGGCGGACTTGAGCATGAGGTTATATTCGTTATAGAGGGCTTCGGTCTGTTGCTTGTATTTGTCGGCTTCCTCGTCCATCCCGAGCGCCTTGGCCGATTCGTACTCGATCGTGGCGTCCAGGTATTGCCGGTAGACTTCATTTGCCCGTTTCGTAAAATCGACGGTCTGCTGGGTTTCCCCATGCTTGAGCCGCCAAAGGCGGTCCTGGACCTCGTCGATGGATTGGATGAGCTTGTCGTTCTCGGCGGCGGCCGCCTGAGTGTTCTTGCTATAGTTCTGCCAGGCTATTATCGCCCCGCCGATGGCCAGGGTGACGCCGGCAATGGCGAGCCCGGCGAGACCCATCGGAGAGGTCAAGTCGCCGGCGAGGGTGCCCATGAGACTCGATGCCTCGTTATTCGCTACCTTGGCGACGGTGTTGTCATCGACCTCCAGGGTGTCCGCCTGGACGGCGGCCGAATGCATCCCCCACATGATGATGAGGCGGGCATACTGAGCGTACATATTTATCGCCATGCCCACGACCTCGATGCCGGCGCCAATGTAAACCGATAAGCCGCCGGTCGCCTTTTCGAGGGCGTCGCTTACGCCCTTGATGGCGGTCCGGACAATATCGTGGCCATTCTGGAGCGTCTTGCCCCATTGCTCGGCCGTGGTCGCCGTCATCTGGAGCACGTGATTAAACTGCATCTGCTCGATGTTGGCGAGCTTATACTCCTTGGTCGCTGTACGGATTTCCCGGCCGTGTTCGACGGCGGCCTCGGAAACGGTGCGGTAGGAGCTTGCTGTCTTTTCATTGGCCCCGCTCACCTCATCGCCCATTATGGTCGCTTGTCCGGCGGTCTCGCCGGCGGCGGCGCCTACGGCCTTGACGCTTTCGGCGGCGCCCTGGAGCGTGGCGCTGGCTTCGTCTACGGCCTTCAGCAGTATGCCGACCTCAACCTGGTCTCCTGCCATCTTGCCTCATCTTCTCCTTGAGCTGTTCGAGCTCGTTGAACTCACCCTCTTCGATTTGCTCCATTTCAAAGTCCGCCTGGTCGCTTGCGCTGATGCCGGTCTTATCGCCGGCTTGGAGCTTGGCGCGTACTTTCGCTTTGGAGGCCATAAGGGCATCGAATACGAGGCGGTCGAACCCGTCGAGGTGTTCCCGATGGGGATCGATGATGTCGCTCGGTAAAAGGCGGTATTCATGGCTTAGGCCCTGCACGAGGCGGCCGGCTGGGTTCTGGGCGAAAGGACTCGGCCAGAGCCTTGCCATCACCACCCTGCGACATGATGAGGAGTTGTTTGACCAGGTCGGCGCGGTCCATGACCTCAAGGTCGTCCACGCTCAACTCATCGACATGGATCGGGGCCTGGCCGGATGGGACCAACTTGGGCGAGACCGTCATCGGGACGATGACCTTGTTGAGAACATCGTCCATATGGGCAAGGATTTTCTGGCCCAGGTTCTCGGTCGTTATGCTGTCGAGCTGGTCCATCGGAACACCGAGCGCCTCGAACACTTTGACAATCTCGACGGCGTCGAATTTGCGGACCTTGAACTCCGCCCCGGTCGAGACCTTGATGATCACGGTCGGACGTCGCCTGTTCCATTCCTCGGCTCTTGCCTTGTACCTATCTGTTGCGTTCATATTCCCTTCCCTCCTTAGTAGGTGTCAGATGCCAGAGCTTCCATTTCTTTCGGATTTGTACTCTCGGTCCGTCAGATCCAGTAGTTTGCGGGGGCTGGCTGGCAGGTCTTGTGTGGGATGGAGCTCGGCCTGATGATCTGACGGCCATAGTCATCCGTCTGGCTCGGGTCCTGGCTCACGACAACGAGATTGAGGCCTGCGGGCTTGTTGCCCAGGGCATCATACTCGAAGGGCCAGACTGCCGTCACCAAGGCCTTGTACTCCCGGCCATGCGGGTCTACATAGGTTACGACGTCGCCGATTTCTGGCATCTTTCACCTCCTGTCCGTCGAGGACCGTGATTCTGTGAATTGATGGAGCCTCAGGCCGCCTCGACATTGCCATCATCGGCTCCTCCGTGGGAAAGGTCTTGAGGCCAATGTTCGGAGCGTCAGGCTCAGTTGTAGGCGGGTGTGATGGTGTTCTGGTAGAGGATGGTGAACGGATTCCCGCCCGCCACAGGCAGCATCATCTCGAACTCTATGTTCTCGATCGTTCTGTCGCGCTTGTTGATGTTCGCCTTGTGCGTCCGGAAGATCGCTTCCACGACCTGGAACTTGAGGAAGTAGTACTGGGTCGCTCCTGCTTTCTCATCGGATATGAGCTCTATCGAGATCGCCTGCGGGGTCAGGTACACGCCGGGCGACAACGCGGTTGAATTGCCCATGAACATCTTCCATTGGTCGATGGCATCGAAGAATAGGTCGATGGTCCCCTTGACGGTCAGCTCCTGGAAGTTGCAGGAGTAGAGCGTCCTGGAACTGTGAACGAAGTCGTCCTCTGTTACATTGTTCTCGATCTCCATCGTCATGCCCTTGATGCGGGCGATGGTGGCGCCGCCTATCTTGCAGAGGGCGTGGACGTTGTGGTAGGTCTTCTTGGTGGAGAATGTGGGTGTCGCCAATGAGTCTATCATCATGGTCTTCCCGACCGTCTCGACCTCGCAGAGGACCTTGCCCTTCGGGGCGATGGTTACCTTGAGCTTCTTCACGATGCTCCCGGGCATGGACTTCTGGCCGGCCGTCACATCGCCGCCCACGGCGAGCGTGAGTGGCTGTGATGTCTGCGAGGGAACCATGGTGTGCAGGTAGACCGATCCCTCTGGGGCGGAGATAGTATCCGAAGCGGAGCCCATCAGGGCATGGAGGATCCTGCCGATGCTCTCCTGGTCGGCGTAGCACTTGAACCCGCCCTTCACTTTGACGGGCCCGGGCGCCGGCCTGTCCTTGTACCTTGTGCCCATGACGATCTCGGCATCGACGCTGTTGTCGATGCTGTAGCTCTCGTCGAGTGCGTTGATGTAGTCCGTGAGCGAGACCTGCGTTCCGTATACCGATTCCTTTCCTACCCCGATAAATCGTGCCATGTCATCCCTCCTTGAATTCGTCTTCCATTACGGCCGGCGCGGCCCTCCGGTAAGTCTCCAGCGACGCGACGAACTGCGCTTCCTTCTCGGCCCTTGCGGGCTTGAGCCCCTCGACGGCCTTTATCTTCGCATCTGCGGCCGCTCCGGGATCCTTGCCCGCTGCATCGAGCGTGTCCTGGATCGCTTTTGCGTCCTTGGGCTTGACCTCGATGTAGATGGGGTCGTCCACGAACAGGTCGTCGAAGATGTCCTCGACCATGAACGGAACACCCCACTTGATCGGGTGCGGGAATTGGACCTTCATGCATTCTGTTGCTCCTCCGACATAGACATATATTTTCGGCATTCTTCTTCCTCCTCAGATTGTCGTTGACTTCCTGTATTGGCATTCGAGCAATACGAAATGGAGCGTGACATCGCCGTGGCCGATCGGCGGGCCTTTGATGAACTCGGAGAAGGTGATGATGGTGCCGCCGTTGACGAGAACCTTGTGGTTGTCGGCGAGCAATTCAGCTTCGATTTCTTCCGCGAGGTCCACGGCGAGCTTCTGGTCCTTGCTCGGCGAATGGCCCATGACATAGACCTGGAACTCGATACCGATAAGAGCGTCCTGGAAGTCGCCGCTCATCCCATCGACATCCAAGGGAGCGCGGGAGATGCCGACGAAGACGCCGGCCTTGTACTGGGACGCGAAGAACTCGGGGAAGGTTCTTGTTCCGTACTCGATGGCGTTGTCGAAGAGAGCGGAGAGGTTCGTTTTGGTGGAGGCCGCCAGGATAGTGATAATATCCGTGGCGACGGTGTTCCTTCCGACCGCTACGGATGCGCCCGAGGTGTCGAAGACGAGAACGGCATTGATGCAATCGATGTGGGCTCCTACAGCCATGTTGGTGAAGTAGAGGTACGGTACTGAGGTTCCTACGCCTTGGATGGCTCCCGTTCCGGTTATCGTACCTGAATGGGCTCCGGGGGTGTTCACGGTCGCGGAGTTGTCGAGTAAGAGCGAGCCGTAGACGATGAGGGTTCCGGAGCAGGTGGAGTTTGATACGAATATCACGTGACCGTTGAGGTTGACCTGGAGGTTGGCGTTCGCGGCGACGGCGAAACCCGCGGAGGAGACGCAGTAATCGGAGAAGGTGATGGTGTCGAGGGCAACGACGGAGACGCCATCCACGGTGACATTGTTCAGAGCGATGGTCTTGCCGGTGCCGGGAGTCGTGATGGTGAACTGAATGTCCACCTTGGAGAAGGTGCAGGAGGACCAGGTCCAGGTCCCGGTGTTGGCGAGCACCGTGGTCGTGGCGGACCCGCCGCTGATGACGGTGCCCGCGCCCATCGTGAAGGTGCTGCCGTTGCTGAATGTCTTACTGGCGGCCAGGTTCAGCGTCACGGCCGCCGAGGTCGTGCAGGTGAATGTATGGGTGGCGCTGATGGTGAAGTTCTGGAGGTTACAGTCTCCCGTGATATTCAAGGCACCCGCATAATGGCCACCGTAGTCAGTCGTGAGATTGTACTGTATGTCGAGCCATTTCAGATTTGCTACGGCATTGGTGCCCGCCCATTGAAATCCAGTATTCCCCGAACTTGTCACGACGCATTTGTATGACACACTTGCGCTCTGAAATGTCACGCCACCAGTAATTTTGAAATCGATATAACCGCTGTTCATTACTATCGTGGCAGCAGCGGAAGTCGTGCCCATCGTGACTGTACAGACTCCTTGTGCTTCCCAATAATTAGGCCCGTTGATTGTTAGGTTGTGTTCTATGGTTATGTTCTCATCATAATAGCAGCTTACCGTCAGAATATCATAGAATACGGCACCACCCGGATGAATGCTCCCGACACCGGATATTACATTTAACTTTCCATTGTCGTGATGATAGTCACCGTTAATATCCATAAGGCAAGCGCCAGCATTCCCAAATTTGAATTCCCCTGCTCCATTTGGAGCGTATACTGCTCCTCCGACCGCCAAAACAAAAGTGTTAGTTTGTATCCAGGTCCATGCCACATTTACACCCAATGTCCCGCCGTTGTTGATGGTGTTGGCGCCGTCGAACTGAAACACGCTCGTCGCCGACGGTATGACTGACCCGCTGATTGAAGACGCTCCCCCGACCAAGATGTCCCCGCCGGCGTCCATCGTCAGAACGCAGGAAGCGTTCGATGTGAAGGTCCCCGCCGTTATCGTTATGCTCCCGCTCCCAACTGATTTGTCGATGATGAGGGATTTCGTGGCCAGCGAAACCGTGTCCCCGCTCGCGAGGTCCGTCCCGCCTCCGTCCATGTTGTCGGCGGTGGGCGCGGCCTTGGTGTTGCCGTCCACCCAGGCGGTCATGCCGGCGACGAATGGGATGAGGTGATGCTGGCCCAGGACCTGGACGAGGACCATGAGGGCCACGATGCCGGCCACGGCGCAGGCCGTCCGCCTCCGCAAGTACCAGGGCGTGTAGATTTTAAGTCCGCCGCCCTCGGTCTGGACCTTCCGTTGGTTCCATCTCATTTTGAAAGGCCTGGTCCGGTCAATGCGCCTGAGTTCGAGCCGGAGTTTGATGGCGTCCAGGACCGGGAGCTCAAGCCGGCGGGTCGGCGCCTTCGAGACCGTGGTGGATACCTGCTGGCAGAGGAATAGGAGGAGCAGGATGGGTATCATTTGCCCTCCTTGAGCGCGGCCTCGGCGCAGGCCATGACAATGCCCGGCTGCCGGGCCAGGAGCATCGTCTTGGCCCAGATGTGCGCCGGCCGGGCCCGGACCCTTCTGCCGGTGTCGTGGCCCCAGGCGATATTCCTGTGGCCCCCGTAGACCCACTTGGCGTAGTAGACGGTGGGGCCGACTATGAAACCATCGGGGAGTTTGAAGATGTCGATGCCTGTGACCAGGTCCCCGGACTGGCGTTCAATATACGGCGAAGACGAGAACTGCACCATGAGCGTTCTCGCCTGGAGCGCCATGGTCTGGTTGTAGAGTTCGAGGAACCGGGGGATGCGCTCGGCCCTGATCGATGTGATCACCCGCATGGCCTCGTCGATGTCCACCTTCATGACGAACAGCGGATTTGTTGCTGAAGGTGGAGCGGTCGTCATCTATCTCCTCGAGGGGCAGTTCTTGTTCGTGATGACCACGGGCTGCCCGTCCCTGGCCCCACACTGTTCCTTGAGTTCGTCGTCCCACTTGACCCCGCCCGGGAAGCGCTGGCGGCCGCCGATGTGCCGGACCTGGCGCTGCATGAACTGGCCGAAGTCCATGCCTATCTTTCTCCCACGGAACATGACCACTCAGTCCACCTCGTTGAAAGTGTCGGGTTCGCTGGCGTCGATTTCGAGTCTCCTGGCGGTGCGGGTGTTGCGGAAGAAGCTTGAGCGGCGGGAACCTGTGGCCCCGTAATGCGAGCCGATGAATGATTGGAGCATCTGCTCGGCCCTTTCTCGTAGGATGTGCTTCTTGGTCCGTTCGCCCTCAACGGGTTGCGTAGTCTGCTCCTTGAAGAACCCCGCGGCCATGTCCGCCTCTATCTGGCAGATGAGGTTCGTGTCTCCCGTGCTGAGGCCGGTGAGCGGAATAGCAGGGGCCGTGACGACAAGAATGTTGTTCATGAAGTTGTAGGCCTTGTCGCGGGCCTCGGTAAGTTCGGTATCGAAATCGCTGTTCGTGGTGGCGATGTTGGCGGCCTGCTTGACCCGGACGAGGTCGGCGTTGTAGGCCATCAGGTCGCACCCCACTGTTTCAGTAGTTCGAGCGCCTTATCGAGGTAGGCACTATCGCCGAGGAGTTTCTCTATCTCCGCATCCAGGGCCGGCTTGATGGTTTTATCCCATTCCTGGTCTATCCAGGCCTTGGCGGTGGGATTGGCGTAGAGGGCGTCGAGGCTATGGATGAGCCCTTTCAAGAATGCCGTTGGGCTCTCCTTTCGATAATATTTGTCCCAGAACCAAGCAGTGAGAATTATGGCCATCCCAGACCAACCAATTACGATGAGCAGGTGATCCACTGGTGCCGGATGCCAGGATGCCTCGTTCGCTTCCTCCGCGGTCTGGTTGTGGGTCGTGTTGTTGGTCGATTCCGCACCTGCGACTATGACGAATCCGCCGGTGGTGGCGTATTTGACGATGCTTCCCCCCGCGGCGGCGATCACGAGGATTATAGCGATGAAAGTGAGGAACTTGAAGAACTTGTCCCAGGGGATTCTACCCTGGACTTCGAGACCCGAGATGTCCCCTTCACCGTTCGAGCTGGAGAGGCATGCGGTGCCCTTGCTCCCTGTCGCCGGCGTTGGGTGGGCCTGAGCTATGGGTGAGGAGCAGTGCGTCTGGAAGAGCTTGGCCTGGTGCTCCTGAGCGATTGCGACCAGGTCCACTTTCCTGGCGACGAGCGCCAGGACCCGCGGCTGGTCTTGCTTCGCCTTCTCGTAGTAGGCCTGGAACTTCGTATCCTCGTCTATGATTGTGTCTGACATTTATCCGGTCTCCTTTCCTTGACGGCCCATTCGGGTCGAAAAAAGATAAAGGTCGCCCGCGTTAGCGGACGACACGCTTTGCGACTTTCCCGGGCGGGATGTGCCTCACCTGGTTCTGGGCGAGCAAGGCTTGGACTTCCGGCGTGATTTCGGCATTGACATCGTAGACATTCGGGAATGGGCATTCCATGTTCGCCCGCACCTGTGCCTCGGCTTCCGGGGGAACATTATTTTCCATTGCATCCCGGTTGAACCGCAGGTTCACCGTGTTTCCCTTGCCGTCCTTGTAGGTCGCCTGGAACTCTTTCGCCTCGTCGATGAGACGCACCCTGAGCGGGTTCTTCTCCGCCTGTATATTTTTCTTTTCCTCCTGCATTGACCTCCTACCTGTCCCTTCGGACTGTGAAAGAGGAGAGGGTGGTTTCCCGCCCCCTCCGGATGGTGGTGTCTTGTCCTCCTCTATGCGCCGGTGATCTTGCCGACCGAGTTCGCCTGGAACACGACCGGGGCCACGCGCTCGTAGACCTGGCCCTGTATCCAGTGGTTGATGTCCATGTCGAAGAACTCGACCGTGATGTCCTCCGCGACCGTGAGGACGGAGTTCGGATCGCCCGGCTGCATGATGATGGGAGTCCCATGGGTCATGCTCGGGTCCCCGATGACCTTCTGGATCGGAAGGCCTGCGAGGATGAGTTCGAGCTGGCTCCGTGCGCTGCCGCCCGCGACGACTTCGCGCTTCCTCATCTCGCCGAGGTTTATCGGGTCCACGGCCATGATGTATGGCCCCATGAATCCGTCCGCCTCGTTGAGGGCGATGAGGTTGTTGGAGTCCTCGTAGGGTATCGCGGTGCCCGGAACTGCGGACCACACGGACGACGCGGCTTGGCTGTTGCCCGCTGCGCCCAGAAGTCCGTTGACGACCGGGTAGGTCGCGCCGTTGTAGATGAGGTCGTTCTCACCCTCGCTGACCTGCCTGGCGGCGCTCTTGGCGCTCCGCTCCTTGGCGTTGGACTTTGCGAAGAGGTCCGTGGTGTATATCTCGAAGGGGCGCCGCAACATCGGGATGGGCACCAGGGTCTGGAGGGTCTCCTTCAGCTCGTCCTTGGTGAGGGCGCTCGTGCGCCGTCCGCCGATGATGGCGTCCTGCATCTGGGTCTCCAGCCAGAACCCGAAGAACTCCGCGTTCTTCTCGACGGTCAGGATGGGCAGGAACTCTCTGCCGCGAAGGTTCGGGAGAACCGTCTCGGTGATGTCCTGCTTGAGGGCGCGGATGTCGTCCTGGGTCATGATGCTGTTGAGACCGCTCCGGATGGCGCGGTCCGAGAACACATGGCGTATGTCTTTCATGGTCTCACCACAACCTGACGACGACCTTGTCGCCCGAAGCGCCTGCCGTTGTCAGGCACCTGCCCACGCCCGCCTGGATGCCGGCAAACGAGGCGGCTTCCGTCAGGACGTAGTACACCGTGGTCGTGCCCACGGACACACGCGTTCCCGCCGTGATGGCGGCGTCTGCCTTGACGCAGACGAGCCCATCCATGATCACGGGGACCCGGTCCCCGCTCGCGAAGGCGGTCGTTTCGGGCGAGCCGACTGCAAGGGCGCTGTAGTTGAGGTCTGCAACGCCTATGCAGAGGGTATCACCGGAAGCGGTCACGATGACGCGCTCCACGCCGGCGCCGTACTTCACCAGGTTGCCCGGTGTGATGGCGCCTGCCGCGACGAACTCCGCGACTATGAGGTTGGCCCCGCACCGGATGGCGGTGGTGGGGACAACTATCGAAGTCTTTTGTGCCATGACGTTCTGGTCTCCGTTGTGCCCCTCTACTGATGGGGGCTGTCCGCCGTGATCGGCTTGAAGCTCAGGGGCTTGTAGAGCTTCTGCGTCGCGGGGATGTCGTCCTCGGCGTTGGCGCCGGGGGCGGGTGCGGTCTTTCCGGCCGGGACCTTCAACTCTTTCGAGCTGTGGGCCATGGGCGGGGCGGGGGCGTCGGCGGGCGCTGCGTCCTCCGAGCCCAGGGTGTCCACCAGCGCCAGTGAGCGGTCGATCTCCGCATCGCTGACGCCGGCGAGCTGGTCCTCGGGGAAGATGGCCTTGAAGGTCTCCTCCCCGTAGGACTCCTTGAGCCTGGCGAGCTTCGCCTGCCGTTCCTCGGCCTTCATCTTCTCTATCTTGGCGATGGCCTCGTCGCCGTCCTTGACCTTCTTGTTGAGGGCCAGGGCGGCGGTCTCCAGGTCCGTCACCTTCTTCTCGGCGGCGGCCTTGGCGTCCACCAGGGCCTTGACCTCAGCGTTGAGGCCGGCGATGGTGGCGAGGTTCATCTCCTTGACAGAGGGGGCGTTGGATTCCGGTGTCTTCTTGTCGTCGTTTCCCAAATCTGTAACCTCCTCTTGAGTTGGATGAGAATGAGAGCAGCCGGCGCAGTTGCAGCCGACCTTGTCTTTCGTATTGCATCCGATGCCGCAAATCGGGGGGGCGCACTGGGGCTCGAAACCGTCCAGGAGCGCGAGGTGGTAGGGGTTCACATCGAGCTCGAGGTGGTCGTAGTTCTCGCCCAGCGCTTCGCCGACCTGGTCCTGGTGAGCGTAGAAGTAGCCGATGGAGAGGCACTTGAGCTGGCCGTTCTTCATCTGCTCGATGAGGCGGGTCTGGTCGTTGCCGGCGCGGTCCTGCTTGAGGACTACGATGTCGGCATTGGCCCTGGCAAGGCCGGCCTTCTCGTCGCCGAAGGCGTTCTCGGTATAGCCGATGACCGGGAAATTCTCATCGGCGAGATTGGCGGCGGTCACGCCGACTGTGGTCGGGTCCGGATGGTTGACGACGACGCGCAAGCCGTTGCAGAACGGGACCATCTTGCGGACCTCGTCGGCACTCCGGAAGCCCTTGCTCTTGCCGTCGGGCGTGGTGAAGATGCCCTCGGCGGCGATGGGCACCTTGGGGAACCGGACCCGGTCGCCCTCGTCGACGGCCTCGACATCGTTCAATTTGGCATTTATGCAGACATTACGAGTCTCGAAATCCAAGGCATTCAGGCTCAAATCGTCGATTGAAGGGAGGGAATCCTTTCCAGAGGCTGGCTCGATCTTTTGATAATCCTCGACACCATATTCCTTGAGCCAGGCCTTGACTTCCGCGATTGTATAGAGCTGCCTGGGGAACCAGTAGGAATGCGCCTCCATGGTGTCTTTGCCCCGGGGGCGGCCGAGATTAATGATGACGCCGCCTTTCCCACCCTTCGATTTCGGGAGAAGCTTCCTCCGGATGCTATCTTTCTCGAATGCGCTCTCGGGTCGGACAATGACGACATGATAATTATCGTATGGCATTATTCGCCACCTCCGCTGGCCTGGGCTTCTGCGACCCACTGATCATAGATGGAGAGCGGGACGATGGTGCACCGGCAGCCGTAGTCGCTGAGGTACGGCATCGCCTCGTCCCGGGTCACGACCATGCCCTCCATGGCGGCGTGCTCGGGCCTGACCCGGTCATCCCGGGCGGTGGTGAAGACGCCCTTGTCCACGCCGAGCTCCTTCATCGTGTCCCAGCGGGCCTGGCTCGCGGCCTCGTGGACGACCTTCTGGACCGTGGCGGGGATGCCGTCGCCGAACTCGGTGAACTTCTTGGCGATGCGGTCGTTTATCTGGGCGTAGGATTCGCCGTTCTTGAGGCCCTCGGCGATCTCCATCATGGCGTCCTTGTGGGTGTCGAGGTAGGTGTTCTTGCCCAGGGTCTCGCTCGACGCCTGGATGAGCTTGATGGTGTTCGTGTCGCGGAGCTTGCTGATGTCGAACTGCTCCCCGATGTTCTGCGCGGTGGATTCCGCGCCGGAATCATAGGCCGACCGAACGAAGGCGTCGAAGGCCTTCTGGAACGAGGTCCAGCCGGACGGCTTCCAGCTCCCCATTTCCTGCAGGACGGCGGCGAAGTCGGGGATGGCTGTGTTGGCGTTCGCGCCCGGGGCGGAGGCCTTGCCGGCCGGCGGTGTGTGGCCAACGGGCCCGGCGTGCTTCTCCCAGGCCTTCTTGAGGTCGGCGAGGATCTGCGCCTCGAGGACCGTGGTCAAGTTGCGCCAGGCGTCGCCGAAGGCGCTTTCCAGGGCCTCGGTCTTCTCGTACCACTCGCCGTAGAGCTGGGCGTGGACGGCGTCGTTGAGGAGCGGCCGGCGGTTCTCTATGGGCTTCTGGGAGATCGCGGCCTTGGGCGGTTCCTGGGCCTGCTGCCGGCCCGGAGGCTGGGGCGGGCCCGTTGGGGCGGGCGGGGCCCCGGGCGGGGCGCCTGGCGCAAACGGCGGGGCTCCTGGAACTGGAGGCGCTGCGGCCGGCGCCGCCGGCGGCTTGACCTCGACGGGGGCTTTGACATCCGGTGCGGCCTCGAGGAGGTCTGCGCCCGCCTTGAACTTGATGACGATGTCGCCCTTGACCCAGTAGAGATGCTCCTCGATGTTGAAGAGCCGCCACCCGGCGGTCTGCATCAACGAGATCGTGGAGGCGATCGAGGCGAGAGCCTGTGCCTTGGAGGCCTCGATGAGACCCTTTTCCTTGTCGTCCATTTCGTAGAGCGCGGCCCATTCGAACTTGTCCTTCCCGGGCGGGATGATTTTCATGTCCTCGAGGCGCTTGTTGAACTCCCGGAGCATGGGTTCGACGACATTCTTCTGCTCGTCGGCGACCGACACATACCACTCGCCGATGTTCACCTGGCTTCCGGTGAGGGCGCCCGCTTCTGCGCCCAGGAGAGCGACCTTGCTGCCGAGGCTGCCGGCCGCAAGGGTCTGGAGCATGTAATCCGTGTAGGGCTTGGGGTTGAGGACATTGGTGGGGCCCTCGAACTTGAGATCATATCCGGTTGGCATGATGAAATGTGATTTAATGTCGATGTTGTCGAGTTCTCCATCTGCGGCGTCCATTTCATCGTCGTCGGCATCGTCGGGGAGCGTGAGAACGGGGAAGGGCTTGGCCGTGGAAATCATGACCTCGCCGATTGCGTAGTCCATGTTTTTCTTGACGGTGAACTTGTCATAGAGCGTCTCGAATATCGAGATGCCTTTTGGATCGTCGTCGATGAAGTCGTTGCGCCAGTGGAGGAACCTTGAGGCCGGGAAAATCTTTTCTGTCGGCTGGCCCATGCTGGTCTGGTCCTTGCTGCCGACGGGTTGCTTGATGGTGTAGGCAGTGATCTCGCCGTAACTATCGGAGAGCGGGTCGAGGTCCTCGTGGATGAGGGAGACGGCCGTGGACGGTATCGCGTGGAGGTAGTCGATGCCTGAGACGGTGGTGGGCTCCTTGGTGGCGTCGGGGTTCGGCTCGATCCAGCCGAGGGCAATGAGCCCGAACCCGTCTGCTTTCGATAGCATATAGGCGCGCTTGAAAATGCCCTTGACATTTAGATCGGCGTAGATTTCCTCAACCTTTTTCTGGCGTTCGATGTTGTCGGATGTGTAACTGAGCCATCGGTTGAACACGGCGCCGGTCCACCTCATCAATGTGCGGTAGGCGAGCTCGTCGCGGCGGATGAGATAACGGATGTCTTCCTGCGTGATGTTCTGCTCGAAAGGGCTGCCCCATTTCTGGGGCCTTTCCCGGGAAGCGCTCTCTTCCTGGTTGGGGAAGAAACGACGACTTCGGCCGCTATTGAATTTCAAGGTGGTCCGGCGTATTCGAGAAGAAGGCGTGGGTGGGCGGCCGGACCGATTCGCCCTGGCGGAATTGCCTGGGGCCTTGATTATCGGTGACCCTGCCCCGGACGATTCCGCTGCCACGGACGATTTATATTGGGTTTTGAATATAATAAGAAAGTTGGCGCACGTCAGAACACGTCAGAAAATGAGTTGGATAACTATATAGAGCGGCCCTTTTTGCCTGAATCATAGGCCCTTTGAAGGATTCGCATGACCACATCCGTTGGGCTGAGGACCTTCTTCTTCTCCTCGCGTTGCTCCTTCTCCCATGCGGTCTCGCAGAGTGGCCGCACCTTATCGATGAGTTCGTCGGGGAGATACATGTGCGCCATCACATGCACCTCCGGAGCGTCCTGGTCGATGAGAACGAGCGGTGGGCGATCTCGAGGCTGTCGGCGCGGTCGAGGCGCTTGCTCTTGGGGAAATTGAGGAGTTGCTGGATGAGTTCTTGCTGGCTTTTATGGAACTTTATCTGGCCCATCTGGACCGGCACGCAGAGGGTGTCGATGCGCGCTATCTTGTCCTTGCCATGGGTGGGTGTGAGCCCGAAGGCCGGCAGGTCCAGGAGGCGGAGGTCGGTGACGATGGTGGCCTGCTCGCCGACGTCTTCGACGAATATCTTGCGAGGGTGCCAGCGGCCGAACGAGGCCTGGACCTGGCGCCGGCGCTCGACCGGGTCCCAGATGCCGGCGATGCTCTCGAGGATATATTCATGGTTGACGACCTTGTCGAGGCCGAGGACCGTGATGGCGCTCTCGGAGCCGATCTCGGTCTTGCCGGTGGCCGGGTCGAGAGCGAGGTGGATGAGAAGGCGGTTGAAGATGTCGACCGGAAGTGGTGTGTCATAGGTTTGGAACCAGTCGGGCTTGAACCTGGTATCCTTCAGGACCCAGGGGTTGAGTTGGAACCGGAGTTGGTAGGAAATATCGCCATCATGGTCGAGGATGAACTGCGCGAGATCGATGCCGCCGTAGTTCTCGGGCCAGAGGAGTTCGTATTCCTCGCCGTGCCAGACGGCCCGGGGATATTCGCGGAAGCCCTCGGGCTTGGCCTGGCGGGCGAATGGGAATAGGTGGGCGGGCCAGCGGGCCAGGAGTTCCATGTGGAAGTCGTGCGGGTGCCAGAGGCTCCCGACGCCGGCGACCGGGGCCCCGCGGTTGAGGCGCTCGACAAAGGTGAGTCCGAACCATTGCTTGGGCACTTCCCGGGCGATCTCCGAGGTGGACGATTCCTGGTCGATAATATCGTCCAGGTAACCGTAGTTGGCCCTGATGCCCTCGATGTCGGTCCCGGGTGTGGCACCGACCCAGCTCGGGTTCCTGGAGATGGGGTCCCAGCCGGGCACGCAGAACATCTTGGAGCTGTCCTTGAAACCCTTGTAATCCTTCATCGCATCGTGGACCTGGTCCTGGCCAAATATCTTCTCGATGTTGTGGCGGACAAAGTCGCCGGTGAGTTGGACGAGCGCGTTGGATTTGGAGGCGAAGAGGACATGGGGATCGTCGCCGAGGAGATCCTGGGTCATGCAGAGGCCCAGGACCGTGGACTTCATGCAGCCGGGCGCCGTGAGGACGATGACACGGCCGTCCGGACCCTGGTTGGTACGAATTAATTGATAGATGCGCCGGGCGTGGGGCGGGAGTTGGCGGGCGCCGATGACCTTACAGAGATAATCGACATCCTCGCGCGCCCTGAGAATGCGGGCATCGGCCTCGAGGACCTCGGCGATGGTCATTTAGGCCCCTCTTTCCGGCAATCGTCGTTCTTTTCTGGGGCCTTTTCGGAGATCTCCGGCTGTTCTTTCGCACGTTGCCGTGATTCTCCGGTCATGCGCTTGAGTATCCAGTCCCTGACCTCCGGCGGGGCCCCTTCTATGAGCTTAGAGAAGTAGGCCCGTATCTCGGCCGCCCGTTGCTGGGGCGTCTCCTGGGCTCCGGCCGGCATGTTGGCGAAGACGACCTCGGCCTTCAGGATGGCCTCGATGGTCTTGCGCTGCTCGCCGAGAATGGCGAGGATGGCGGGCATGGCCTGGGGCCCGTCGTCCTTCAGGGCCGTCTCCATCTCTTTCTGGCATTTGAGCATCCGCTGGAGCTCGGCCCTGACGCCGGCCGGGGTGGATGGGACATCGGTTGGACTCTCCGGACATTCGGGCCCGGCCTCTTCTACGTTATGAGAAGGGGCCCGGACAATGGAATGTCCGGAATGTCCGAAGCCCTTTTTTTGCCTGTAGATGTATTTCTCGATGGCCTGCTCGGTGGACCCCACGGCCTTGGCGATCTGGGCCGCGGTGAAACGGCCGGCGGCGATCATCCTGTCGCGCTTCTCCGCCATTGGTCCTTTGAGGGGGACGGTCAATCTTCACCACCAATACCAACAGAAAAAGACCATCGTGCCCATGCCCATGGCGAAAAAAGCGCCGGACTCCCAGAACCGTCCTTGGAAGATGAGAGCGAAGGTCCCGGCTATTGGGATGGCGGTTATGATAAAGGCCATCAAGACCTGGAAGCTATCCAATTCCTTGTCGGTCCATTCTCTCATTCTTCATCTCCTCCAAAATCCAAATCGCTTGGCCTTCTTCTTTGGCGGGGCCTTCTCGTCCTTGTCAAGATTGGAGAGATAGATTCCTCCCCGTTCCAGGAATGGGCCGAAGACGGGACCCATTTCTTTGGGGTTGACGGCTACGACCTTTGTTACTCCACCGTAGATGGGTTCTGGCTTCGCGGGGTCGATGATGGCCATGCTCTGGGACATGAGGCGGGCTACGGTCTCGAAAGAGCAATAGGCGAACCGCGGGGGCTGCCCGTTGTGGTTGATCACCCATAAGGACCACTGTTCTTCGAGTTCTTCGTTGGTGGTGAGAGGCATGATCATCGCCTCAGATATTGCAGGAGAGTATGGAGGCGGTCCTTTGGAGGTTGGCAGGCGCAGACGGGCTCATATCGTCCCTGGGCGAGGGCATCCCGGTCCGGAGGGACGCAGGACTGGAACCACTGGAGAGAGACCGGGTTCTGGACCCATTCCCTTCCGTGCTTGCAGGTCGCGGCGCGCAGGCCGTGAACCTTGGCCCTGATGACTTTGCCGCGGGACATGTTCACTCCTCGTCTCCCTTCCCCGGCCGGTTCTGGGTCCAGTGCTCGAGGAGCGCACCTTGAGGGATGAATATCTTCACGAGGAGGGGGGTGTTGTCGGCGAGTTGCTCAACGCCCAGGGCCTCGGCGAGGTGCTCCATGCCGGCCTCCTTGAGATTGCTGAGGTTGAGGTTCATGGTCCCGTAGCGCTTGCCCTCGTCATTGTTGGGGAGGTTGGCGAAGAGCGAGATGACATGGGTGCCCCCGCCCCTGCTGTGGTGGGCGATGTCCTTGATGTCGGCGCTGAGGAGCAGGCCCTCGCCCTTGGGGCCGGCCGCCGGGGTGGCGACCTGCTTGCCCTCGAGGTCGGTTTGAGAGGCGGCCATGGTCAGCCTCCTTTCTTTGCTTTTATGGGAGCGCATTCGTCCTTGACGCTGGGCAGGTCCTTCGTCTCTACTGTTATCCCGCACCTGGTGCACATCCAGTCGACGGGGTCGCCGATTTTGGGGCCCACCTTGCCGCGGAGGAAACGATGGCCGAGAACATTGTGGGTGAGGCCGACCTTGTCCTTTTTGACGAACTGCTTGATTGCCTTTTCCTTGTTCTCGCCGTTCGTCTTCGCGGCCTTCACTATGTTACGGACCTCGGATTCCTCGTAGAGCTGGGTGTGGCCGGTGGGGTCGGCGATGATTGCCGTGTAGTCCCGGTGGACGGCCCGGATCGTTCGAGTGCCGTTGGGGGTGATGAGCTCCTTGCCCTTGCTCAGGGCAACATGGTCCACGACCAGGCGCTCCAGCTCGTGGCGGACGATCTCGGCCGGCTGGGTCTTGGCGTCGATGGCCTTCTCCAGATCCCAGAGGCGTGTCCGGTGCTCGAGCACGGCCTCGTTGTTCCCGCCCCAGCCGCCGACCTGGATGGTTGCGTCGGTCGCGTGTTTGGCTTTCTTTCCCTCCGGAGGCCCGAGCAGGACATTGGGGAACTTGGGGAGTTTCTTGCGGTCGATCTTGATGGTGATAGAGAGCTCCTCGTCGTCGTCATCACTGCCGAACTCCTCGCCGACCTGGATCATCGAGACGGCCTCGGCCTTGGTCACGAGCTTGGCGAGGTGGTCGAAATAATCCTGGATGGCGATGTTGCTGAGGTGGTCCTTGCTCTCGACCTTGACGACGCTCTCGCCGCCGGGGACGGTCTTCTCCCTGCCGGAGACATTCCCGTCGAGCGTCGTCTCCCGGTCCTTGATGGGGCCCGTTATGAGGTTCCAGGCCCCATGGTAATGAGAGCATGAGACCTTGTTCTTCTTCAGGTCCATGTCCCAACCATCCGGGCTGGCCGGGCCCCCGCATTTGGGGCAGACCGGGAACTTGCATTTCTCACCGAGCTCCTGGATGTGTTTGGCTATGACCTCGATCTTGGAGCGCTGCTTGACGAGGCCGTTGGCGCTCTGTTCGACGGCCTTCGCCGTCGGAACCCGGCCGCAGCGGGCGCTGTCGTTGACCTCCTTGAGGAGCTGGAGCTGGTCGCCATGGTGTTTCAGTTTCAGGAACGCCTCCTCGGCCATGGTGGCGCTGATCGTGTTGTCCTGGACGGCCGCCTGGACGCGCGGCTCGAGCTCGAGCAGCTGCACGCGCCGCAGGACCCAGCTGGGAGATCTCCCCACCTGCTTGGCGATGGCCTCGGGCTTCATGTGCATCGTGTCCATGGCCCGCTTGAAGGCGCTGGCGTCTTCCATGGGCGTCGGGTCCCGGCGCTCGATGTTTTCGGTCAACGCCAGGACGAAGGCCTGCTCGTCGGTGGCGTCGATGACATGCGCCGGTATCGTCGGGGCCTTCAGCTTGCAGAACGCCAGGTATCGGCGGTGGCCGCAGATGAGCTCCCAGCCGGTGCCCTTCGGCCGCACCAGGACCGGGTTGATCAGCCCCTGGGTCTTGATGGATTCCGCCAGGCCGTCGACGTCGGCTTCCTTGAGGTCCCGCATCGCGAACACCGGCAAAAGCTCGATGCTCTTGATGGCAACTTGCACTAACTCGTATCCCCTGTTCTTTTCCTTTCCCATATCAAACACCTTTCCCTTTCCTATACTGGATCACAAATTCCTCCATTCTGGATCATGAGCTTGCAGTTGTAGCAGGTCTCGGGCGTGAGCCTGACGGTGTCGCCGGTCTTCCCCTCGTGCGGGTCCCCGGTCTTGAACG